AAGGAAAAGAATTTAATAACACAAATATTAAAGTTCTTTACGCAAGGTGATGTCGACATTGCTCAAGCGTACCTTGATAATTATATTCCTAAATTTAAACCACCAGAAATTAGAATGATGTTATCTTCTATTGCAACAAGCGAAGCTAATCATGCACATTCTTATTCATTATTAAATGATACAATTGGTTTACCAGACACAGAGTACAAAGCATTCCAAGAATATAAAGCTATGTCAGACAAACATGATTATCTTTTTAGAAGTAAAGGTGAAGGTGTTGAAGGTATGGCTAGAGAACTTGCAACGTTTTCAGCATTCGGAGAAGGATTGCAGCTCTTTGCTTCTTTCGTAATGTTATTAAACTTTCAAAGATTTGGTAAAATGAAAGGTATGTGTCAGATAGTTACCTGGTCCATAAGAGATGAAAGTCATCACGTTGATAACATGATAAAATTATTTCATGCTTTAATAGATGAGAACAAACATATTTGGAATGATGAATTTAAGAAAACTTTATACGATGTTGCAAGAGACATGGTATCATTAGAAGATAAATTTATCGACTTAGCCTTTGAACAAGGTGGAGTAGAAGGTATTGAGCCAAACCAAATTAAACAATACATACGACATATAGCTGACAGAAGACTATTACAATTAGGATTAAAACCTAATTTTGCTGTCAAAGATAACCCATTGCCTTGGCTTGATTGGGTTTTAAATGGCGTAGAACATACAAATTTCTTTGAAAATCGTGCTACTGAATACACAAAAGGAAGTATGACAGGAAATTTGTGGGGCTAATAGTACCCATATTAGAAGGAAAAAGATATGAACCCATTAGACGACATTCAATTACCTTACACAGTGGAAGAACTTGTTAAAACTTTAGACAAAGTATTTCCAGAAAAAAGTGCTGACTTAAAAGACAGTGAAAGAACTGTTTGGTTTAAGGCAGGACAACGAAGTGTAGTCAATTGGTTAATTGAATTAAAGAAACGTAACGAAGAAAATTTATTAGGATAGGAGATAACTATGTGTTTTTCATCAACAAAACAAGCACCTGTAGTTACAAGACCTGACCCTAATATTAAATATGTCGATGGGAATATTATGAATCCAAAAGACAGTCCACCAGAGATAGATAATACTCCGGTGAAGAAACCAGAAAAGAAAAGTAGTGTATCACAATCATCGGATGTGACTACATCACAATCTACTGATTTAACAATACCAACTTATTAAAGGAAGGAAATAACTATGTGTGTAGGAGGAAACAGAAACCCACCCCAACAAGAGACTATTACGCCAGTAAGACAAGCCGTTTCATCAGGCGATGAATTAGCACCTACTATCGAACTAGCTTCTGAAGACGCTATGGAAATAGCAAAGAAGAAGAAATCGAAAAAAGGAACAATAGGTATGCAAACGGATTTAAACATCCCTGGTAGTTCGCAAACAATTATATAGGTAATTTATAATGGCAGATAATTTACATAACACGGCAGAAAGCCGATACAATTCTCTGTCTGAACAAAGAGAACACTTTTTAAATCGTGGACGACAGTGTTCGGAACTGACGATACCTACTTTAATTCCTGAAAATTCACATACCCCTTCACAAGATTTTTATAGCCCTTTCCAATCAGTTGGAAGTAGAGGTGTAAATAACTTAGCTAGTAAACTCTTACTATTATTACTTCCCCCCAATCAACCATTTTTTAGATTAGCGATACAAGGCAAAGCTAAAGAGCAAGTACAAGAACAACCAGAACTTAAAACGTTAATTGAAAAATCATTAGCAAAAATTGAACGTGACGTTATGGGTAAGATTGAGTCACTTGCAATTAGAGTTCCAATATTTGAAGCCATCAAACATTTAATTGTTGGTGGAAATGTTTTATGTCATATGCCTAAAGAAGGCAGTATGAGAGTATTTCCTCTTAATCAATATGTATGTAAAAGAGACGGTGAAGGAAACTTATTAGAAATAGTTGTAAAAGAAACTGTATCTGTTTTAGGATTAAACGAAGAAGTTAGAGAACAAGTATTACAACAAATGAGTAAAGAAGACGCAAAAGCTGAAACTCATTGTGACTTGTATACACATATTTACAAACTAAGTGATAAGAAATTTTATGTATGCCAAGAAGTTAAAGGAATTAAAATACCTTCATCTATTGGTGAACACAACGCAGACCAACTTCCATGGTTAGCATTAAGAATGGTACGTGTAGATTCTGAAAGCTATGGAAGAAGTTACGTTGAAGAATTTATCGGTGACTTGAAGAGCCTTGAGGGATTATCTCAAGCGCTTGTAGAAAGTGCCGCTGCGTCAGCTAAAATGGTTTTCTTAGTAAAACCTAATTCTACTACAAAGAAAATGGACATTGCAAAATCTAGAAACGGTGACATTATTTCTGGAAGTAGAGACGATGTATCAGTATTACAAGCAGAGAAATTTTATGATTTACAAACAGTAGAGAAATCAATTGGTAGACTTGAAGAAAGACTAGCATACGCTTTTCTACTTAACACAGCAATTCAACGTCAAGCAGAAAGAGTTACGGCTCAAGAAATTAGATATATGGCTAATGAACTTGAGACTGCTATGGGTGGAATTTATTCTTTATTATCACAAGAATTACAATTACCTTTAGTCGCTCTTCTTATGACAAGAATGGGAAGTAAAAACGAAATACCAAAACTTCCAAAAGGTTCTGTAAGACCAACTATTATAACTGGTGTTGAAGCACTAGGTAGAGGGAATGACTTACAGAAACTAAGAGAGTTTGTAGGTGAGATAGGACAGTTAGCACAAATGAATCCTCAAGCAATTCAATTATTAAACATAGGTGATTTAATTGAAAGATTAGCAACAGGTCATGGAATTGAAACTGAGAACTTAATTAAGTCTCCTGAACAACTACAAGCAGAACAAGAACAACAAATGCAAATGCAGCAACAACAACAAATGATGGACACAGCACAAGCTGTTGCACCTAAAGTTGCTGACAACGTTACAAAACCTCAAGGATAATAAACAATGGTAGAAAAAGTAGAAATAAAAGAAGCTGAAACAACTTCTGATAAACCAGTAGATACTACTCAAGATAAAACTTTTGAAAATGAAAGTAGACCTGAGTGGTTACCAGAAAAATTTAAGAACGCTGAAGACATGGCTAAAGCCTATGGTGAACTTGAAAACAAATTAGGACAGTCTGAAAATAATAATAATAAAGACTCAGAACCTAAAAAAGAAGAGACTAAAAAAGATGACGCTGACTTATCAATTGATAAAGCAGAAAAAGCTGTAGAAAATGCAGGGTTAGATATGGCTTCTCTTCAACAAGAATATAATGAAGGTGGGCAATTAGCTGATAAATCTTATGATGCTTTAGAAAAAGCAGGAATACCTAGAGATTACGTAGACGCTTTTATTAAAGGTCAAGAAGCTATCGCTCAACAAACTTCTAATACACTTAAACAAGAAGTAGGTGGCGCAGACGCTTATAACAATATGATGTCTTGGGCTTCAGACAATTTAAGTGAAGCAGAAATAAATGCTTATAATTCAACAGTAAATGGTAAAGACATTGAAGCAACTAAATTAGCAATCGCAGGATTGAATGCTAGATTTAAAAATGCTGAAGGTGTTGAACCTAATTTACAAACTGGGAACAGACCAAGTACAAGTAATGCACCTGGTTATCGTTCTTGGGCTGAAGTTACAGCAGCAATGTCTGACGCAAGATATACTTCAGACAATGCTTACAGAGCAGACGTACAAGCTAAATTAAAGAACAGTGAGTTATAATGGCGTACAAACCAAAACCAAAACCAAAGCCGAAACCAAAACCAAAAAATAAGAGGTATTAACATGGCAAAGACAGGACTATATGCAAACATCCACAAAAAACGTGCTAGAATTAAAGCAGGTTCAGGTGAGACTATGCGTAAAGCAGGTACAAAAGGCAGACCTACAGCAGCACAATTTAAACAAGCTGCGAAAACTGCTAAATCATAGTTGTGTTACCTATTTAGGTAGCAACTGCTAACACAAAGTTAAAGTCCATTAACTTGACCGTTCTGAGGAACGACAATCTTGTGAAACATACTTGAAATTTGTGAAAGCTTTTTAAACAATAACAATAGAAAAAGGAGACAATTATGTCAAACGCAACTCCGGCTTCCATTGGACGAGTAAACGCTTCTGGTTCAGAAGACGCATTGTTTTTAAAAGTTTTTGCCGGTGAAGTTATTACTTCATTCGACAGAGCGAGTAAAACACAAGGCGCTGATTCAGTAAGAAGTATCAGTAATGGTAAATCTGCAACGTTCCCTGTAATGGGTAGAACTACTGCGGCTTACCACACACCTGGTGCAGAAATACTTGGTTCTGATGTGAACCACAACGAAAAGGTTATTACAATTAATGACCTTTTAATCTCTTCAGCTTTTCTTTCAAACATTGAAGAAGCTAAGAATCATTGGGATGTAAGAAGTGCATATTCTACTGAAATCGGTAGAGCATTAGCATTCCAAAAAGACAAACACGTTCTACAAACAATCGGTCAAGCTGCACAAGCTTCGGCTTCTGTTACTGGTGGAGACGGTGGTACAGTATTAACTAATACTAATATCGCTTCTGCAACAGCAGCAACATCTGCAAATGGATTTATTGATTCATTGTTTGATGCTGCGAAAACATTAGACGACAAATATGTACCGGCAGACGGTAGAGTTTGTTTCTTAAAACCTGAAATGTACTACAAATTAGCAAACGCTACAAACGCAGTCAATGTTGACTTCAGTGGTGGTGCTAACGGTGGTGTTGCTTCAGGTAGGGTGTTACAAATTGCAGGTATCAGATTAATTGCTGTTCCTCATTTTGTTGCTTCAAACGTAACTTCTGGTGCAGACGCAGGTTCAGCTACTCAAGGTGGTTCAACACCTCAAGCTGTTAACTTGACTGCATACGAAGGTTTAGTTTGTCACCCATCAGCAGTTGGAACTGTTAAGTTAATGGATTTAGCTACTGAGATGGAATACGACATTAGAAGACAAGGTACTCTAATGGTTGCTAAATACGCTATGGGTCATGGTGTATTAAGACCAGAAAGTGCTGTAGGAATTAAAGACGCTTAATATTCATTAGGCTTATTTATACTATATAGGAGTAGGGGACGAGGGAGACTAAATCCCCTACTTTAATTATTAAAAAAGGAAAATCATGACAACACAAATTACACCGACAACGGAACTGCAGGCAATTAATACTATGCTAAGTTTCATAGGGGAAGCCCCAGTCAGTTCTATAACAGGAAATATAGGAACAGACGTAGCTGTCGCTGTAAATATTTTAGATGAAACTTCCATGAGTGTTCAGTCACAAGGATGGTTTTTCAATAGAGAATTTGAAGTTACACAAGCAAGAGACTCAGACAACAAAGTTCCTCTAGACTCTAACTGCGTTCAAGCAGAAGCTTCTAGACCTTACCAATATTTATATCAATACACTATTCGTAACGGTTTTTTATATGACTTAAAAAATCATACAGATGTATTTACTTACAACCCACAAATAGACAAAGTTTTAGTACAACAATTTGAACATCTTCCAGAATATGCAAGAAGATATATTGTAGTTAAAGCGTCAAGACGTTTTGCAGCTCGGTATATTGGTGCAAGTGAATTAGTTAAACTAGCAAACATAGATGAACAAGAAGCCCACGTACAGTTTGAACAAGCTGACTCAAGAGCAATGGACGCTAATATTCTTAAAGATGAATACAATATGAATTACATTACTAATCGTGGCAATAAACGTTCATCAAGGAGTTAGACAATGGCAGTTATATCGCAGTCAATTCCAAATCTTATTAATGGTATTAGTCAGCAGAATGCAGTTCAAAGAAATGTATCTCAAGCTGAGAACCAAGTAAACTTTCAGTCAAACATTATAGACGGATTATCTAAAAGAGCAGGAACTCAGTTTGTTGCTAACTTAATATCTAACCAAGCAATACCAAATAATTGCGCAGTACAGTGGATTAATAGAGATAGTAGTAATCAATATGTTGCTTTATTTTATAATCAAGGTGTTAAAGTTTTTGATTTAGCAGGTAATGAAAAAACTGTTACTACTCCCAATGGTACTTCTTACCTAACTTCAACAAATCCTTTAGAAGATTTTAAATTTACAAACATTGCTGACTATACATTTGTATCTAACGCACAAAAAACTGTAGCTGAAAATTCTTCTACAACAGCAGCAAAGGTACAAGAAGCTTTAGTTTATGTTAAAAGTTCACAATACGGTAGACAGTATAGTGTTACTTTAAATCATTCAACTTGGTCATACCCAATAGAAGTATTATTTCAAATGCCTACTGGTAATGACGCTTCAACAGATGGTAAATTTAGAGATACAGAAAAGATTGCACATATATTATTATATGGAACTGCGTCTTCACACTGGTCTAGTGGTGCAGACGGAATTGGATTTAAAACAATTAGAACTGACACTGGTGCAACACTAAGTACGTCACAAGGATTAGCAAACTATTCTGGAATTACAGGAACGTTTTCTTCTACGCAATACGGTAACACTATTTATCTTACAGCTAGTAGTGGGACTTTTGGAATTGAAACTACAGACGGTTTTGGTAACCAAGCTATGTATGCAATAAAAGACGCTATACAAGATTTTACAGATTTACCTTACTACGCAAAACCAAATATGATTATTCAAATTACTGGTGAAGAAGGTGACACGCTTTCAGATTATTATGTAAAATTTATATCTAACGGTGTTTGGAAAGAAACTGTAGGACCAGGAGTAAAACTTGGTTTAGACAATTCTACAATGCCACACGCATTAGTTAACAACAACAACGGTACATTTACTTTTGCACAACAAACTTACACTGACAGAGTAGCAGGTGATGAAACAACTAATCCTGCACCAAGTTTTGTTGGACAAAAGATACAAAACTTAACTTTCTTTCAAAATAGATTTGGAATTATTTCTGGACAAAATTTAATTATGACAGAAAACGGTGAGTATTATAATTTCTATGCAACAACAGGAACAGATGTATTAGATACTGACCCTATTGATATTGCAGCTAGTGGTACTACGGTAAACAAACTTTATAACTCTATAGATTTTAACGAACAACTTTTATTATTCTCAGCAGAGTCACAATACATACTAGAATCTTCTGGTGATAGTATTACACCTACTACAGCCGTACTTTCTAAAACAAGTACGTTTTCACATGACACTAAAGTTGAACCTAAAGCGGCAGGTAAATTTGTTTACTTTGCACAAAACAGAAATGATAAAACTGCAATTACAGAATACTTTGCAGATGATGATACATTAACAAATGATGGTTTAGATATTACAATTGGAGTTAACACATTAATTCCTAACAACGCATACAAAATTGTTTCAAACAACATTGAAGATACAATGGTTGTATTATGTCACGATACTTTAGACGCTACTAACACAGCGCCTTATACAGCAAGTTCAGATATTACAGCTACAAATGCAAACACAATGTTTGTTTATAAATATTTTTGGGATGCTGATAAAAAAGTACAATCAGCCTGGTCCAAATTTACATTTAATAATATGCAAATAATTTCAGCAGAAGCTTACGATAGTTTTATTTACATATTAGCAAATGAAAAAAGAAATTTAAAATTATTAAAAATAGATTTAAGAAATCCTAATTTTAATTCTTTAAATTTTCCGATTAATATTGATATGCAAACAGCAATATTAAGTGGAAGTTATAACAGCACAACAAATAAAACTACATTTACAATTCCGTATGAGCATAACCAAACATTATTAGCTATAGACGCAACTAATGGTGCTGACTTAACAATTGACAGTCAAAGTGGAACTACAGTTGTAGTACAAGGTAATCATACGTCTTGTATTTTTGGAAGTGTTTTTGAATCTTTATATGAGTTTTCTAAACCATATGTAAGAGAACAAGGTGCTACTGGAGCTGTAGCTATAACTTCTGGAAGATACCAAATTAGAACTTTAAATGTTGACTTCCAAGATAGTGGATTTTTTAAAGCAACAGTTTTACCAGACGGTAGAAGTTTAACTAGTTATGAAATGACAGGAAATGTTATTAACTCAGCTTCATCAGTAGTTGGAGTTCCTAACATTGCAAGTGGTACATTTACTATTCCAATACAAAGTAAAAACACAGGATTTGTGTGTAAGTTAATTTCAAGTTCACACTTACCTTGTCACTTTATATCAGCAGAAATTGAAGGATTTTATCATAGAAGAAATAGAAGGATGTAATATGGAAAAATGCGTAAGAGAAGCAGTCATTAATGATTGTATCGACTTAGCACCAAAAATGCGTTTAGCAGATAGACGTGAAATTAAAGCTTCGGACAATCTAAGTCCATTAAAGGCATTAGTTCTTCCCTTCACTTATGAAGGCGCAAGAAACTACTCAATCTTAGGAACAAAAGAAGAAGGTGTTATTGGTATGTTTGGGTCAACCCCATGTGCATACGAAAAAGATTATGGTGTAGCTTGGATGTTATCAAGCGACCAATTAAGAAACCATGTAAGACAATTCTTAAAAGAATGTCCTCATTGGGTAAACGAAATGGGTAAAGGTTATAAGTATCTTTACAATTTTGTAGATGAACGGAATTGGGAAACTTTAAAATGGTTACAGTTTTTAGGATTTGAACCAAAGAAAAAATTACCCTACGGACATGAAAAATTAAATTTTATATTAGTAATGAAGGAGTTAAAATAATATGTGTACAGCAGAAGCAGGCTTTGCGTTAAATGTGGTCAGTTCGATAGCCGACCATAACGCTAAAAAAGAACAAGCCTATAGAACTTCTGTCTCAAACTTTCATGCTAAAAATGCCGCGAGTGCGGCTTTGTTTGATGACTACGGACAAATAGATAATAATAAAATTAACGCAGCAAAAGAAAAGGCAGCAGAGAAATTTGCAATTAAAAGAGACAAGATTGCAGAGATGTCAAAACAATTGGCACTTAATGTTGGTAACGCTACAGCAATCTATAAAGACGTAGGAACAGATACAGATAAAGAATTTATGGATGTTAACATGGCGTTTACTAAAGATATGATTTCATTTAACAGACAAGAAAACGAAGCTTATGCTTCTTACGCAAATACTATTAACAATCTTCCAGTACCAGTAGAACCTAGTAACATGGCATTAGCAATTAACATGGCTGGTGGCGCTGTAGAATATGGAAGTAACCCAAATAGAAAATTCTTTAACAGTAAGGCGACAACATAATGGCATACGAATCACAATACAAACCAGTATATTATCAAAGAACTTCAACAGGTAGACCTAGAGAAGCTAAAGATAGTGAACTAAATCAAATTTCAAATTCGCTAAAAAGCTTTAATAAATCTTTTGCCAAGTTTACTGACAATTATAAAACAGAACAACAAAACGAAGCACAAGATGTTTTCGATAATTTAAAAGCACAAGGTATTACAGACCCAGATGAAATCAAAAAGTTAATTGATAAGGGCGACCCTAGAGTTGCTAACTTAAAAGGTTACTATACTCAAGCAATTGTAAATGCTAATTTTGGTTTATCACACGCTATTGAAGATTTTAATAATATTAATATAAAAGTTGCTAATATAACTGGTGGTGATGAAAAAGGTGACGCTATGGCTAATCTAAATATAGATAGTTTATTTCAATCAGTTGATGAAAATGATAATCCTACTGGCAATCCTATAAGAGATTTAAGCACACAAGATAAGTCTTACACTAGAGCATACACTGACTCTATGAACCAAATGAGATTAGAGTTAGAACAAAAAGTATCTATAGCAAAAGGTTTACAACTTAACAGACAAACTAATGCAGCATCTTTTCAAATCATTGCTAAAGCTTGGGAACAAGGTGGTGCATGGGTTGATACTAGTCATATTATTACATCTAAAGATACACAAACAGATAAAGTAGAACAATATGGTGAACCTATTTATCATCCATCTACTAGAGTAGAAGATTTAGAAAAATTAAGAACTGATAAAGTTGTTAACGAAAAATTTATAAATAAAGATAATTGGAATAAACAAGTATTAGATTATTTTGAACAAGTAGTTAATTTACAAGACACTGGTTTAATTACTGACCCTCAAATGTTAAGTGACATTGTTACTTATCTTACAATGAACAGAGGTAGTAAAAAAGATTTACCTTCTTATTTAAGAACACCTAATACACAAGAACAAGCTACAAAAATTATTGACGCTATTAAAGGTAAAGTAGCAACATCAAGTAAACTAGCAATTGGTATAGATTTAATTTCTAAAGGTAAAGCTTATTTAAAAGATGAAACTGCTTATACAGACTCAAGTGGTACTACTAAAATTGGTTTATCTGATGATGATATAAATGACTCTGTAGTAGCATGGGAACAAACAATATTAATACCTCACGTTAACAACATGATTGCTAATGGTGATATACCTAAAGACTTAGCGCCATTCACAATGTTTCAATTAACAGAAAAAATGTTAAGCGCTAATGGAATACAACATCCTACTTGGAAAAATGAAATGCAAATGGGATTTGATTCTATTAATGTAATTAAAGTAGGGGGCAATGAAGATACTATTGACCCTGATGGAATTGATATATTTAAAAGAGGTTTTGAAAGATACCAACAATTAAGAACAGTTTACGGCAACACAGTACCTACAAAATATTTAGACACTAACGCAGCAACATTTTATGAGACTGTAAACAATCTTATGAGAAATACTAACATGGGACAAGAGAGAGCGATTATGAAAGCTTATGAAGCTATAACTAATCCTACGTCTAAATATGCAAATACAAATGTAAACAAAGATGATGTGTATGAAGAAGTTCAAGGAAAATTTGATAAATGGTTTGACGAAGGTATTCCATGGATAGGTGGAGTTGTCGGAGTTAACAAAGAAGATTTACCAAACTGGGTTAAAGCTATAACAAGAGATTATCCTACATTTGATTGGGATGATGTTGATATGTCTTTAGTTTCACAAAGAGCAACAATGACTGCTGTCACTATGATGAAAGCAGGAATGAGAAAAGAAGACGCAATTAAATTTGCTATTGAAGAAGTATCAACAAGACATACTTTAGTTGATGGTGTTTTAATTAATAACTCATCTTTTCCTGCCGCAAACCCAACTGAATTAACTAAAAAGAGTAGAGCAATTGCTAAGAAATTTGAAACTGTTTGGATGGAAAAATATAAAGAAGAAGGCAAACTTGAAGGATGGTTTAATGAAGGTGATATACCTTTAGTTGCAGATAGAAAAGGTGATTTAAAATACTATGCAGAGGATTTAGTAGTACGTCCTTTTAAAAGTGGATTGTTAGTTTTAACAGATAAAAATTCTCAGTTACCAGTTCTTACACCAGATGGAAATTTTGTAATTGTTTCTACAGGAGACTTTATGGATGGCTCTGTTGAAGAGATGATGATTAACGATAAGAAAATGAAAATTATAATAGAGAACGCAAACAATCAAAAGAAATTAATGTTAAACACACAAAAGAAGGTTAATAAATGAGCAATATAGATTTTGATTTTATATTAAAACAAGAAGGTTTTGAAACAAAAGGCTATGTTCCAGACGCAGAAAATTCTAAATCTGGTGTAACAATCGCTAGTGGTTTTGATTTAGGTTCTAGAGTATTAGAAGATTTAAAAGGATTGCCTGATGATATAGTAGAAATATTAAAACCGTTTTTAGGATTTAAAGGTGTAGAAGCTTCTGAAATTGCACCTAATTTAAAAATTACTGAAGACCAAGGTAAAATAATTAATGAGTTTGCTAAAAGTGAAGCTATTACAAATCTTAAAACTAAATGGGAAAATTCTACTGGTACATCATTTAATGATTTGTCTACTGAACAAGCAACAGTTTTAGCTTCGGTAGCTTTTCAATATGGTGACTTAGAAAGTAGAACACCTAATTTTTGGAAACAAACTACAAGTGGTGATTGGGTAGGCGCATATAAAAACTTATTAAAATTTGGTGATAGATATACAAGTAGACGACTTGATGAAGCTGCATTGTTATGGAATTCGGATGCGCTAAAAAAAAGCATTAGTGACGGAACATCAACAGGAATTTTAAGTACCGAAGCCCAAGATTCTATGACTAACGTTTTAGAGTCTGACCCAGAATATAAAGATATAGCTAATACAGTTTTAAATACAAAAGGAACACCAATAGAAGAAGTTGTTAATAATACACTTGATACAGTTGGAAATTTTGTTGAAGGTGTAAGAGAATACAGTACACAAGCTGAAGAACAAGCAGCTCAAATTCCAGAATTGATTGAAGGCTATAAAGAGATTGATAAAGAAACTGAAGCAATGGGTCAAAAGTTTGAAACTGACTCAGCAAAAGATTTTATAAATAATATAGAACCACCACAATTGTGGAATTTAGATTATGCTACTCCTTATGATAAGGAAGACTTAGACCAAATAGCAAATGTAACTTACAAAAGACAACAAGATTTAAAAAAGAAATACACTTTAGGTGAAGCAACAAAAAGCGCATACGAAGATGAAATGATTGCTACTAATTTGTACAAACAGTTTAGTAGAGAAGATTTAGCGCCTGACCCTAATTTTGTTTTAACATCAGAATTAATAGATGAGTTAATGGTTGATTTACCACAAGACTATATGGAAGAATTTGCACACGCACATAGTTTGGCACACGCTCAACAAATAAGAGAACAGTTATTAAAACATTTAACACTTGAAGATAAAATTAATTCTCAAGGTGTTGGTAAAGGAACTATGTTAAGATTGTTGGCTGCGTTTACTGACCCCGCTGCGTGGACAGCAATTGTTGCTACAGATGGGTTGTTAGCGCCAATTGTTGCTTTACAAAAAAGTGCAAGAGCATATAGAATTTTAAGAAAAGCAGGTGCAGGTGCAGTATCAATTGGTGCAATAGAAACTTATCTTGCTTCACAAAGACCAGATTTAGATATTGATAATGTTATGCACGGTGTGATGACTGGTGCATTTCTTGGTGGTTTGTTTGGAATAAGAAGACCAAGAATTAAAAGTAATGATTTTACAAAAACATTCAAAAACACTATGGACGAAAGTGATACTAAATTAATTAGAGATGATGGAGGTTTTGTCCCTCCTAATGGTGGAACAAGCACTACCCCTCCTAGAATTTTTAATAAAGGAGATAAAGTTATTATTAATAATAAAGGAGGAACAGGAATAATAGTTGCATTTAATAAACTTGATAGAAAAAGAGGGAATTTAAATGAAACTTACATTATAAAATTAGATGAAAAATCTAAAGTTACATCAACACAAAAAGACAATATTGTTTTAAGTAAAGAAATTGTAGATAGTTTAAATATTAAAAACAATCAAGTTGGTGGCGCAAATCTTATTCCTGGTCCTGATAATCCTAATCCTTTAAAACCTAACGGTGAAAGAACTTTTGATTGGTATGACCCTAATTACGACTTAGCGTTACACACAACTAAAAGACCAGACGGTAGGTTTGAAGTTAGAATGATAGAAAATCAATCTGGAAAACCAGATGAATTAATTATGCAAGTTAATAAAGACGGAACAGTCGAAGTAAGGAAATGTAAATAATGGCAAAAAAAATATGTAATTGGGATGAAGCAAAACCAGAAGGTACTTTTGACAGCAAAGCTACAGCTAATGAGTATGTTAGAGGTAGAATGGCAGAGTTTAATATTCTTCGTGACGCTGATTTGACACCAGAGACTTGGGCTAGAGCATTTAGATTTGATTTTTCTGCTGCAATGGCTTCAACACTTAGTGACAAAATGAGAAAATTTGGAAGTCTTTTAGTTAGAGACTCAACGCCAAAAAAAGGAAATACAAATTATACGAGACCAGTAACTATATCTGAAGTTAAAGATATGAACGTAGATAGAATGATGGTTTTATATCACGTACCTCATACAAACTTTTTAAAAAAATGGTTAATGGAACAAAAGAAATTAGGAAGATACAAATGGAATAGTCCTAATAACAATTTAGTAAGAAAAGAATTTAATGATTTAGTAGGTAGAGCAATTCGTGGTGAACAAATTGCATTAAGTGAATTAGGCTATACTACTGGTGAAGCACAAAAATTAATACAACAAATGGCTAAAGTACAAAGTCAATTGTTAAATGAGCAATTACAAATGCTTAAAATTGTAGGTGTAGAAGGTGCTGAAAATATTGTAGATAATTTTAATTATTTAACAAGAGTTCACAATCCAATCAAATATCAAAAAATATTAGATGACCCTACAAAAGGTTCACAATATCTTAAAGTATTTTTAGTTAATGCAATGGAAGACACAATGCTTAAAGGTGTAAAACAAAAACCTTTAACAGCAGCTCAAAAAATGACTATTGCAGAAAATTTAATAACTGTAGTTAATAGGTCAAACTTTTCTAAAGGTGGAGTTAACTTAGACCACATTGTAACTAGTATGCAAAAACGTGAAACGTTTAGAAGAATGATGCAAGAACATACAAATATGGTTGATGAAGAAATTGATGCTTTAATAAATAGAATGTTTAAAGTTAAACCAGGAGAACAAGTTTCTGGTTCATCATATTTAAAAAGAAGAATTAGATTTAATGAAGGCTATACAGACGGAAGAACAAACTTTTCAGATTTATTAGAAAATAATGCTGAAGCATTGTTTATGAATTACACACACAGTGCAATGGGTGACATGGCTTTAGCGTATAAAGGAATTAAATCTAGAGGTGACTTTCAAAGAATTAGACAAGAAATTGTAGAAAGCTATGACGCAAATCCAAAAGCTAGTGCTACTAAAAGAGCAGTGTGGCAGGCAAAAAATGAAATACAAGCTATGGATATGGCTTATGCTTATATTAAAGGCAGACCACTTGCAGAAAATCCAACTGGACTAGCACCAACAATAGGAAGATTTATTCGTAAATTAAATTACTCAAGGGTGATGAACCAAGTTGGTTTTGCCAATATGTCAGAGATGGGTAACGTTACTGGTTTAATTGGTTGGAATGCTACATTAAAAAATGTTCCTGAATTAAGACGTATGATGAAACGTTTAGAAAACGGTGAGCGTGTAGATGAATTTATTAGAGAAATAGATTACACAATGGGTGGAATAGGTAACCACTCTATTATTCAACAAGTTACAAACCGACTAGATGATTTTGGAAGTAGTATGTCTGATGATGTTATTACTACAGCAGAAAACAAACTAGACCAAATGAACAGATTTACTAACACATACTCTGGTCAGTTTATGAGTACCTCTGCTATGCAGATAGTAACTGTTTCTGAGTTTACACAAATATTTGGTAGATGGGCTGTTGGTAAAGGTAAACATCCTTTTGCTAAATTAAGATTTGGTAAAAACAGAATGTCCGATGTTCAAATGCAAAACAGAATGGATGACTTAGGTATAAGTCCATCTATGATGAAAAAAATTCAAAATGAATTTAAAGCACACACAAGTTGGACTAAAGGTGAACTTGGAACTAGAATAACTAAAACTAATTTTGACAAATGGTCTAATGAAACTAGAGCAGTTTACATTATGGCTATGAGAAGACTTGCACATAGAACAATTCAACAAGCTGATATAGGTGAGAAAGCATATTTTGGATTTTTAAAAGAATACGGAATGAATGCAGACGGACACTTAGGTCAAATAGCATATCAGTTTAGAAGTTTTATGTTTACATCTTGGGCTAAACAATTTTTGTATGGTCTAAAGATGAGAGACGCTATTGTGTTTGACCAATTTATGAACTCAATGTTATGGGGTTCTTTAATGTTCTCAGCACAAACTTCTCTAGCAGGTTTAGTACATCCAAACCAAAAAGAATTTTATAAAAACAGATTAAATCCGGCAACAATAGCTAAAGCAGGTTTTCAAAGAGCTGCGTTTGCTTCCTTGTTACCAATAGGTGCTAACATTATAGGCTCTGCTTATACTGATAACCCTATATTTGGATACAGAACTAGTGGACTTGATACAAACATTATAACTGGTAACCCAACTTATTCTTTAATATTTCAAAAGTTGATACCTAGTTTAAAAGCTGTATCACAATCTACGTTTAATCCAGAAAGAACATTCTCTCAAGCAGACGGAAATAAGGCTATAGGAATATTACCTTTTTATAACTTAATAGGATTACAACAATTTTTGAGAGCAATAACTAGTGAACTTCCTAAAGACCGTCAACAATAACAATAAGTACCCATATTAGAAGAAGAAAAGGAGTGTATAAATGGCAAATTCATTTGTAAGGTACACAGGAAATGGCTCAACCACACAATATGCAATAAGTTTTACATATCGTGACCAGGCTGACATTACTGTAACAATTAATGGTGTAGCTACAACTGCTTTTACTTATAACTCAGCAGGAACTCAAATCACATTTTCTTCACCACCGGCTAATTTAAGTGCTATTGAAATTAGACGTAGAACAAGTCAAACTTCAAGATTAGTTGATTATGCGGCAGGTTCGGTTTTAACTGAAAACGATTTAGATACAGACTCAAACCAAGCTTTCTTTATGGGACAAGAAGCTATTGATGATGCAGGTGACGTAATTAAAATTGATAGTGCAAACTTTCAATGGGATGTACAAAACAAAAGACTTACAAACGTTGCAGACCCAGTAGATAATACTGATGCTGTTAACAAACAATTTATATCAACTAACATACCTAATATTACAACAGTAGCAGGTATAAGCACTGATGTAACAGATGTAGCTAATATTGCTTCTGATGTTACGGCTGTGGCTAATGATGCTACAGATATTGGTACAGTGGCAACCAACATGCCATCAATTACTACAGTAGCTACTAACATCAATGATGTAATTAAAGTAGCTGATGATTTAAACGAAGCAATCTCTGAAGTAGAAACTGTTGCAAATGATTTAAACGAAGCAACTTCTGAAATAGAAGTAGTTGCTAATAATATAGTTAATGTAAATACTGTTGGAACTATTAATGCAGATGTTACTACAGTTGCTAATAACGAAACAGATATTCAAACTTTAGCTGACCTAGAAGATGGCACAGTTACTACAAATGGATTAAGTACACTTGCAGGTCTAAATACAGAAATTCAAGGTGTCTATAATATTAGAACTAATGTTACTAATGTTGATACTAATTCAGCTAATGTAAATTTAGTTGCAGGACAAATTTCACCTACTAATAATGTTTCAGCAGTAAGTGCTGTTGCAACAGAAATTGGAACATTAGGTGCATTAGGTACAGAAATTACAAACCTAAATAATATTAGAACAGATATTAGTGGAGTAAATACAATTTCAGCAGAGGTTACTGCTGTAAATAATAATTCAGCTAACATTAATACTGTTGCAGGATTAGATACAGAGATTACAGCTTTAGGTGCTTCAGGCACAGTAGCTTCTATTAATACAGTAGCTACAAATATAAATTCAGTAAACAGTTTCGCAAATACATATTTAGGTGCTAGTGCAACTGCACCAACACAAGACCCAGATGGTTCAGCTTTAGATTTAGGAGATTTATATTTCGATACAGCTTCAGACACCATGAAAGTCTACTCAAGTGGTGGTTGGATAAACGCA